ACCGCTGTTCGCTATTTTTACCTTGAGATAGTCTATCTTTTTGGCTCGAACCTTCATCTTAAACGGCTGCGGGCTGTAGTTGACTTCAAATGAAAACGTCGAAAAATCCCATGTTTCAAAGGAACTTAGAGCATAGGAAATCGTTTTAACAAACTGGTAATTCGAGTTGCGGTCAGTCTTGATGTAAATATCAATGTGCGTTGCTGTCAGCGGCAGGATAGATACAAACAGCCTCTGGACGAACTTTCGCAGCCACTCCACGCCGAAATTGAAGAAGCCCATTTCCCATACGGCCTCAATGATTGTGCCGTTGAAGGTTCCTATATTCTCACCGAACCTCATAATCTGCCCCGCCGTTGTGCCGAAGTAAAGGGCTTTCCCGACTAAGCAGAAACACGTTGGCGTATCCGGCAGTTCCAGGATACTCCACGTGTCCGTACGGTAATTTAAGACCCAACCTTTTTTCCCTACACAGACCACATACTGTCCCTTGTCTGGCCAGTCCACGGTTAGGGCCGTAGTCAGGTCAACCGCATCAAGGTCGTTCTGCACCCGCTTGCTTATCCACTCAGCATTTTTTTCGTTCATAACATAGGTTGACACCCACTCATAAATGCCCTTCCAGATCGTGAAAGGGTTGTTTTTGATGATCTGCACCTGCCCCTTGGCTACGTTGCCAATCTTTGCATTCATCGGGTAGACCGGGAACAAGGCGGTTATAGCCCCGGTGGCGGGGTTAACATAGTCCTGCTCCTCTGAGTACCACGCAGAGGCTTCAGCGGAATCCCCAGAAGTGAAAATAATCTGCTTGCTGTACTGGGTGCAGATGTCGGTTATTTCGTATTCACCCACATCCGATTCTCCGAACTTGGGCCAGAAGGTCGGGTCGCTTGCCCCCGCCATGGTAACGCCGGTAGGGTATCGGGTATTTTTATGGTCAGGATTGCCAAAAACCCAGTACCGGGCGTAGTATACCCCGCCATAGTAGCGGTTTTTGGTGATTGTTGCCCTGTCTCCGGATACTGTTTTCGTCCAGGTTATGACCACGTTGTTAACTCCGGTTGTCGGTGCAGAAACAAAGGTTACAGTGCCATTGGCAAGGTTTACGGTGTAGTCGGTGGTGATGGTCATTAATGCCCCGTTAACGTAAACTGAGCCAACCGAATCAATGCCCAGTTCCGCAAGCTGGTAAACCGTAGCCGAGCCGTTAGCGCTAAATTTCTGTGTCTTTGCCCCGGTCAGGTAATTAATACTCTCCAGCATCGCCCCCCCGCCGGTCGGTGGTGCCGCCGTGTAGACTGTCGGAACATAGCCCGCCACGCTGGCAATACTACCGGTTCCTGCCCAACTATACAGGTCGGTTCCGTCCATGATATATACAACGTTATTGCTAACAAAAAAAGTGGTGGGATATGCGTCCGCCACTGCGCCCAGGTCGGTATTTGCATGGGTTGATAGGTTATGCTCGTACACATGGCCGTTACAGGCAAAAACCAGGTGCGCGGTGCCACTAATTGAGCCGTGCCACATGCCATTTATCTTATGTGCTCCCAGGGTGTCGAAAAGCTGAACATACCCAAACATTTTCATCAATTTATAGTCGTTGGAGATAACCCAGTTCGTCATATTTGAGGCTTCACCCAGTTGGAGTAAGGTCTCGGTTATGCTTCTATTAACTCCCAAAAAGCGATCTATGGTAAAAGGTTGTAAGGCCGCCACGTAAATCACCTCACCTTATTTGTCCGATAGAATAAATGTCTTTTATCTCTGCCGGCTGCAACGGTTGCCGAATCATGCTTTCTATCTTTAATTCCCGGAACTTCTCTTTACATCGGGAGGCTAACTCGCTGTTTTGGTCGGCCATGGCGAAATGCTCAGCCAGATAGTAGGCGGCACTACCAGCGGTAATTTCATCAACCTCTAGCGTCTGCGTGAGTGCCGTTATCTTGACCGGTACGGGCACGTACTTAATCCGGATCAATCCCTCGTAGCTGAACATAACCCATAATTCATTGGCACCCTCCCACTTGATGGAAGGGCTATTCTCCTGGTACTGCCAATTTGGATACTCTGAAATTATCTGTGACCGGCTCTTGAAGTCGCTTGGCATGGTTACCTTGTACCAGGGCTTAAAGTCGGGTACCTTGTCAGCGGTTGCGAACTTGTACGGCGATAGCGCCCGGTTGTTGTGCCGGAAATAATAGCTGCCGGTTATGGTCATGGTCACATTGCCGCCGGTCGCTGTGAGTATGCCTTTAATGGGTAGGAATGAGGTTGTTCCGGCTGGTACGGTTATTGCTATGGTGCCGGTAAAGGCTGTCTCTGTCCCGCCGTTGAAGGAGTATGTTCCGCTTAATGCCGCGCCATTCTCGGTGAAGGTAATCGTACAATCCCCATCCACTTCCAGGTAGAAGCAATATGCCCCTACTCCGGTGTATGCCTGTGATTCTGCGTTATTTTCGATGATAATGCCCATCTGCGATATATCGCCCAGCAGGTTCTTTTTGCGGAAACAGGACAATTCAAAGGTCTTGTGTAGGTCGCCGTGAGCCGCCATTTCGTGCTGCCACAGGTCAAGCAGATACGGCGCGCGGTATTTGTATTCTTTGATTTGGTTGTCCACGATAGTTCCCGAATCAGATAATTCATCTAAAATGACTATACTCTGGTTAAAAATTTCGTTCCCTGTATAGGCCACGGTTAATCCCCCTCTCTATGGGAATATTATCTGGTATTTAGTTCCGGCTGTCGGGGCCGCCGAATCAGCCAATGCCGCAAATGTAATGGTAGAATTAGCGGTATCAGTTATGGTTGTCCAATACTCCACGCCGCCAATTTCCATTTTTATCATTTTGTTGTTTAACATATCAGCAAGAAATACCCTGTTAGTATCGACCAATGTAGTGTTACTGCCACCGGTAGCAGTTCCCCGGTGTGCCGCCTTACTGATTAAATTGATAATTGCCTGGCTCAATCTTACCCCTCCTTCTTATGCTTCTTCGCGCAATTTGCATAGTCAACGGGCTTAACGTGGATTTTCCCGCAATATTTGCATATCTTATAGTCCTTCTCTGGTGGTATTTCTTTCGGTTTTTCCGGCTCTGGTTCCGGTTCTTTCACGGTTACGGTTACAGGCGGCGTAAATATGGTTTGTTTCACTAATTCGCCAGATTCCCCGGGCTCAATAGCCACATGGTCAAAATGCCCCATAGCTCTTTCGATAATCGCCGGGTCATCGGTGATAAACTCACCTTTAGTGTCGAAGCTAAAAACCACCTTATTGCTGGCCTTGCTCCGTATTTCCTTGCGTGGTTCGCCAAAAAACTTAATCATTGTCATTGTCCCAACTCCCTTAAAATGAAGTCCCAGGTATCCTTTGCCCCAAGGCTTAAATAGTAGTTCTTTTGGAATTCAGCCGCGTTTTTGGCCAGTTCTGCGCTTTTGGCTCTGGCCTTAACTAAAAGGTCACTCTCTCTTTTTTCGTCATAGCCATAGAGGAAATAACCTTTCAACAGGTCGCAGCCCTCGGGCAGAACTACCTTAACGCTCATTCCCTCAGCCCGGCCTATCCAATATTCCATACTTGGTTTCTGGTGCTCGTATTCCTCGTTATAGGCCATGTTTACGCCATAAATATGGATTTCCTTAAACCCTTCATATAGCGCCAGAGCCATCATGTAATCCAGCGTACTCTTAAAATACTGCCGGCCAAAATGGGCAATCATTTCTTCCAGCGGGTATTTAACGCTGGACGGAATGTCTGCATGTTGTTCCTGCATGTAAATAGGGACGGTTAATGCCCTTAATGCGTCTATATGGTTTTGGCTGGTTCCTCTGGTGCGGTAGACGTTTAAGAGTTCTCTGCCGTGTATTTCAAACCAGCGGGTAATGTTGGCCGTTGGTATTACGGCGTACATATCGTTCAAAGCCCAATGCTCAAAGGACGTATCGCTTAACGGTGCTTGACTTAAGGTGTTGGAAGTGCCCAATAAGCAAACTTTTTTACTCATAAATCCTCCTAAATATTAAAATAGGGGGGCATAAAGCCCCCGGTCGATTACAGTAAGGAAAGGGCATACATTTTCATGGCATGAGTGGTTTTGAGCGAAGAAGCGGTAGATCCAGGGTTTA